TTTAGCAATAAGTTCAGGTGATTGTGGTTTACCTGCATGTGCTTCTTTGTTGTTTTCGTCAATAGTTTTAATAACAACATTATTAATAGCATACGGACCTATATCACCTATACGTGACATGCAGTATTTGCCCGATCCGCGTCCTCGTTGTTCATATTTGCCTGATTGATCCCAAATGTTCCACCATTGATCAAAGGTTAATTGCCATTCAATTTTTCTTACTTTTGCCATAGCCTTTTGGCGTGCAAATATAGTTTTTGGCGGTAAAGTTTTAACGTAATCCATATTAACGTCCTATGTTAAGTCCAGTTAACTGAACGGCCACCGCCTGGACTGGATAATAACTTAATCCTGTTTGTTGTGTTGGTGTGCCTACTCCGCCTATTAGCGCAGTCTTGTCTGCACCATAGTTGTCATCTGATTCTGTATCTATAGCAGTATCATCTGCTAGTGCTGGATCAATGGCAGCAGGAGCATCATCCATAGCAGGCAATTGACTACCTAGGTCACGACTGTAAACACCAATGTTTTCTTCTGTCATCAGTGTCTTAACCTGTTGATTAGGTATGGTGTTAATGTAGGCCTGTTCATACTCAGGTATGCTTTCAGCAGGAGCCAACATGGCAATAACTTCTTTGGCAATGAGACTGTTAACAATATCATTGTCTGGAACCAGTATCTTGGCCTGATTCATTAGTGCTAGGCGATAGTTGGTATCATTTGCTTCATAGTCAGTGTTGTACATAACTTCACCTGCCCAACGCATGCCCATAAAACGTGCAGCGTAAGTAAAGATCATTTCTTCTGTAACTTCCATTAGGCGTGCTTTGGCCTTGGCTAGACGATGCAATTGCTTGCGTTCTTCTATAATGGCTGTGCCGCTGGCAATTTGATTCTTGCTGTTACGCAGTCCACCAAGTCCAGTTAGTGCTTCAATCTGTTCCAGTATGTCCTGCTGCTTTTTAATTACAGCATCAACGTCACCAGTGTTGATTTCAATGGCTTCAATTTGTCCTGCAGTGGCGCGCACAATAGCACCAGCGTGTACAGGCACAGTTACGCCCTTGTCAGCACGTACAATTGTATGAGCAAACTGAATAGCACCATATGCTTCACATTCTAGTTTGTAGTATTCACGTTGCGCATCTGATGCACTATCAATGTCACTGACCCCCAGGTCGATAGTGCGTGGGTCCTTACGTCCATACGCAATGAATGCGGGCACACTCATGCCTGGTGGGAAGAAGCCTGCACCTGTTAGTTTGGCTTCATCATCCATGTGTGCGCTGGTGTTGGTTTTTGGTACTTCATAATGACGCCAGTAACTAGGAGTGGTATCATCTCCCATGTGCAAGCACTTGATGTAATAGCAATCATCATCTTCAAACTCTTTGATCTTAACGTATTCTAGCATGGGCTTGCCATTGTAGAATTCCCATTCCCAATCCCATACATCTAATGGACTTAGTGCAACAACGTAGGGTCTACCTAGATTGCCATCTTCTGCACGTGGCATGTCTACCACTACCCAACAGTGACCAAAGATGCTGCTTAGGTCACCCACTTGTTCCATAAAGCCTGACATTGTGCGATTCTGTAGGTCAGCGTCTAGGCAGAATAGGTCAGGCCAATCCATTGTGGTTGGATCAATGGCTACACCTTGTTCTGTGCAAAACTGTAGGTTACGCTTGACACCTGGTTCAAACAATACATCATTAATTGTGTCCACAATGTAACGGCAAATAGGCTGTGCCACAGTGTTGTTTACTAGGTCAAGATACAGTACGCTGTCTTCGCTGGGCCGTTTACGCCGTACACTCTGCTTGAATATTAAGCCGCCCAAATAGGCATTCTGATAATTGAGCATCTGTTTTGCAACAGTCTCATATATTCTATTGCGTTTGAGCAGTTCTTTTACTTTCATGCGTGGTGAATCCTTTGAATTAGGTTCAAGTGTATATTCTATTTATGCACTTGCGGAGTTTTTGGTGCGTTTGCGCTGCTTTTCTATACGTTGTTCACGTGTTCCTGCAATTAAATGACGTGGATTGATGCAGGTTTTGTTAGGACAAGTGTGCAGCACTTCCATAGTATTATCATCAATTATGCCACGCTGAAATGCCATAACACGATGTGCAGTCCACATGCGACCTTCAAATCTAAACATAGCATAACCTACATTGTTAACAGCAGCAGTCCATTGCCAACAAGCATTAGGATCATCTGAACGTATAATTTTTTTCATTAGACGATCAAATGCACTTAGTTTGCGTACATGTTTTCTTATTCCCATTTCATGTAGTCCTCTTCTTCATCACCACTTAGTATCTGTTCCATGCTAGGTCCACCTGGATACAGTGGACTTTCTGGCATGTACTGTACACCTGGCTGTGTCATACGAGAATACTTTGAATCCATACCAATGTATTCACCAAATGGCAATGCATCATGCGTAAGCGGGAACAGTAGGCTTATACCATAACGCATGCAGTCACCAAGACCGTCAATGTAAGCAAACTTGTCGTTATATTTGACTAGTTTCTTGCGTGTACCATCTTCAAAATGGTAGGATTTGATTGCGTCAATAAGACGTGTTTCACTTGCATTTACGCGCAATCTATCCTGCTGTATAAACGCATTACAGGTATTGTCAGTGTCGCTAATAAGCGGGTTTACCTTGTTGCTGTTAATGATGGTAAAGCCATACTTTTCTAGTATAACTCTATCTGTTACGCCAAAGGGACTGGTAGTGTCACGGTTAAGTTGCGTACCACTCATGTCTATAATGCTGTAGATGCGTCTGCGTGGAAAGTCCTGTCTAATAGCCTGTGCCAGTTGTTCAGTACCACAGTTGTCAATAGCGTAGGCTCTAAGTACTTCAATACGTCCATCACGTTCATAGGGTTTGGTAACACGCGCTATTACGCTGGTTGCCACGCGCTTGTTAAAGTCTGCAAAGTGGTACAAGTCACCTTGTGTGTCGTGTAGGTCTGCAGTATGGAACTGTGGCTTAAACGTGTAAAAGAATTGGTCAGTTACGCTTTCAAAACTGCACAAGTAATCCTGTGCAAACTTCATAGGACTTAGTATGCGCTTTTGTTCTAGTATGAATGCTTTATTACCACTGCGCATTTGTTCATAATCGTAGTGATGCACAATGTAGTTGTCAGTGTTGCCACGCGCTGCATTGTATAGGTCGTAAAGTGGTCCAGCACCAAATGGCGTACTAATAATGACCATGCGTCCTGCTGTGTCTGGCTCACCCACACGTGGTCTAAGTCGGTTGGTAATTTCTAATAGGCTTTCTGCAGGGTACAAACTAGCCTCGTCCATAATGGCAATACCCACGTTCATACCACGCAAGTTTTCACGCTGCTCTGCGCTTTTGCAACGTAGGAACACATTGTTAGGAAAGCGTATGCTTAGTTCACCATTGTTAATGCAATCATCTGATATGTTAAAGTATTCTCTGCAACTGCGCTTTAACTGTTCCCATATCAGTGTCTTAATCATTTCTCTAGTGGGTGCAACGTAGAGTACGTCTTTGCCTTTATGGTACTTAGGATCACTGGCAGCAATAGGCAAGAATAGGCTAGCAAGGAATGTTTTACCACTACCTGCTGGCACAATGCATATCACATGCTTGTTGGTGTGTACCCAATCATTAAAGATACTCTGTTGTTCACCGTAGAGCGTGATGTCAACTGTACGCATTAGTTGTTATCTGGCTTCCAATCATCTAGTTCTTGTGGTCGGAATATTAACTGTACGCCTAGGCTTTCACCGTTAGAGGTATGGTCTACCTGCTGTATGTCAGTCATGTAGTACTTGGCTAATCCTAATATGTACTTGCTTACTAGGTCTCGGTTACCTTCAGCATGTGCAGACAGTATTTGTTCATTAACAAAGCGTTCAAACGTTAGTCCACTTTGCTGCTTAAAGTTGCGTATGAGTTTTTCTGGACTAATCTTGTTAATGCTGCCTTTAGGACGTCCTGATCCATCACGCTTGCCTCCGCGTGAAGAAATCTTAGGTTTATCTGATTGTTTTTCCGTTAGATCATTCATAGGATTCTCCCTGCCATTTTGCACACCAGTAATCAAACTTTACTTGTGCATTGAACAAACTGCAGTATCCAGCAAGATAGAACTTGCAATTACCACAATATTGCATAGCAGGTACGCCAGCATTATCTGCAGGTTGATACAGTGCAGGTAGGCTGGCAGGAATTGATCTACCGTTGGGATAAGTTTTGGGCCGTTGATATGCCATTATAGCCACCACCAGCCTAACACATGCCCTACAGCATAGCCAGCAATACCAAATGCTGTGCCAACTAGGAACTGTGTGCGGTTAAAACTGTTGGTAACAGCATCACGCACCAGGGGCTTAATATACTCCCATTGGCTGCGGATAATACGTATCTTGTTACATAAGCGTTTAAACATATACTATCTCCCAATCTTCAGCGCGATCCTCTGGACTAAGTCCATCGTAATAGGTCTTGTCCTTGGGATCCAGTTTGCTCTTGTACTTGCGTGTACCAAATGCACTTAGTAGTTTTTGGTTCTTTTGCTTCCATTCGTCTACTACCATCTCATAGCGTTCACTGGTCAGTATGAGTTTAAGTTGCGTTTTGCAGTCCTCTATAGAAGGATTAATATCCCATTTGCTGCCTTCTACTTTCATCATAAACTCTATGCATTGGTCTATTTCCAGTTCAGTCATGTATGGACTTAGTTCAGTTACCATCCTATCAAAGTTCTTGATGTTGTGCGTAAATGGCTTGTCTATCAATGCTTTCATTGTAATGTGGCTCCTTCTGTGGTTACGTTGTGCTGCTCACGTAGTTTTTCCAGGGTCTTTTCTGTAATTAGACTGCCCATCATGGTGTATATGGCTTTAAGTCCCAATATGCGCATGTTGATGTCTTGTACATCTTCTTCTTTAAGACTGGTCATGTCCATGTTCATCATTGCTTGTAGTGCATCCATAATGTCTTGCTGAAATGGTTCAATACTAAGCCAGTGGATGCCGTCTGGACCTGATGCAATGTGGTATGTCTTGTTCATGGTTGTTTTCCTTTTATAACTTGTTTGAATACTTCTTGTGATACTGTGTGATAGTTGGGCAGTGCATTGCGTAAGCCCATGTCAGTCACGTGGTAAAATTGTACATTGGGGAAGTCGCATAGTATCTTGTGTAAGTTACGTTGCCATCCC